TTGCCACGTACACTGCCAAGATGGTTGTTGAACCAACTCAGTGAAGCGTAGATTCCCGGAGTATATCCATTTGCTTTTAGTCCTTCGCAGACGATTTCACAGCATCTAGGAGCATAGTTCTGTGTGCCAGGTTCTTCCACGTCAAGGAAAATCGGCAACTGGAATGTATGACCTTTAATCAATCTCAAGATGTGGTCAAGTTCGCTCTGAGCCTGTCTGTCACAAGTCGCATAGCTGTACAGATACACTCCTACCGGAATACCAAGTCTTTCGCACTCAGCAAGGTTGCGAATCCACTGCTTATCATCCTGTGATATGATATCATCTCCATATCCGCATCTAAGAATAGCTCCGGCACAACCGGATGCTTTTACTTTTTCCCAATTTATCACTCCATTATGATAGCTAACATCAATGATTAACTTACTCATACCAGCCACCTTCTTTCAGCTCTGCTTTTTTCTGCTCAATCTCCGCAGCGTGTTCCTCTGCAAACTTCTCCATAACTTCAAGTGATGTTCCTTCGTTGTCAGAGATTTCTTTTGCTGAAAGTCCGTAAGCGAAACTCTTAATTGTTTCTTTAATTGTCTGTTCTGTCATGATTCTTCTCCTTTCTTGCACTGGTGCAATTCCTGTACCACTTCTTCCGGAAGCTCCTCTGTCATATCATCCAGGAACTTCTGGATCCATCTCTTAATCTTTGTCGGAACCGGAAGACCGCACAATGTCATATTCTTCAAAATGCTGACCAATTCATATAAAATGAATAACAAACTGAAAAATTCGCAGATTCCCATCTTGTCAATACCAAGAAGCTGTACATACTCCTCAGGTACCATGCTTAATACATTAATATGCATGATCACATCCGTTGCCATAAGGAAGCATACCGACAAGAGCATTCCCGCTTTCCGAATTGCTCCATCGATTCCTACGCAGCTGTTGAATTTGTGTTCTTTAATCGCCCTGAGTACGCCAAGTATCGTATCTAAGGCAACCGCTATCAGCAAAATTTTTACAAATGAATTGCTTGACAGCAATGTGATAATCTTATCCATCATTTCAATCCTTCCTTTCTAAAATTTATATTTTGGCCGTTTTTCTCCCCACAGTAAGTATCTTATCCAATCATCCAGATAGACAGCCACAGCTGACAGAAAGAACCACAGCACCGTGAACTGTGGGCAAATCTGTCCAAGCAGATTTCCTGGGAGAGTACTGTAGTCCCATACATTCCATCCTAATATAATGTTCACTATGATCCCGGAAATCAGTTCTAGACCTGTTATAATCCCTGCTCCTGCTGCCATCTGCCACCGCATCAGAATCTCTTTTTTCTTATGCTCATTGATACATCCAATCAAATAGAATGCTAATCCCCCCACGAAGAACATTGTCCAGTGGCTTCTACCTCTGGCGATCAGTTCAATTAATACATAGATGGTTCCGCCAATTCCAAATAGAATCAGCGGTCTTACCCATTTCATACGTTTTGAGCCGCAATCATTGTTTTCAATGGCTCTGATTGATATTCTTCCGGAATAGTCATTCCATAAGTTACCTTTTCTACTTCTTCGATTTCTGTCAATGCTCTGATATAGATTCTCAAATCTCTGAAATATGTAACGTGCCATGTTACATATTCCATTGCCGTTGCAGTAATTTTAGCCATATCCGCATTGCTATAGAACTTGCAATGTTCCTCATCATCTGAAGTATGCCACGGAATGTTCTGCTCTCCTGCTGCAACTTGTCCCTGCAATCCTATAAGGCTCGTCTGATCTCTCTCCGTTAATGCGAAATGCTCCGTACTTCCATCTGTAAGCACCACATCCACACCTTCCGCTATCACAGCCTGCTGCGCTGCATTCATCTCACTTACTTTCGCTTCCTGGATCTCTTCTAATGTTGGAACATATGGCTCCGGTTCTGGCTCTGGATCCGGCTCTACATATACACTTCCATCATTCGACAAAATATATCCATCTTCCACAGTTTTATACAATGTAGTATATGTTTCGTATTTTCCATAAACCTGTCCATCATTTGTCACGAGATGAAATCCCGACAGATTCTGCAATACACCCTCGATTTTCACGTGATGGAGATCTTGAACTGTTACAGTTCCCATCACTGGTTCTTCTTGATTTAAAAAAAGTATGTTCATTTGTTTTCCTTTCTAGTGGAATCCTTAATTAAATGGCAAATTTATAGTTGACTTTGGAAGCAACTATATGAAATACGGCAACGGTCTCCTTATTCAGTTGGGAACAGCTACATTTCCAGGTGAAGCATCTGGAGGAAAAGTATTTGCTACAATCAATTTCCCAAAAACATTTGCAAATACATCATATACATTGATTGCAACAGCTAAATATCCTGGAAGTACACTCCCAGCCTTTCTCATATCAACGAATGTCAACAGCGTCTCAAAAGCATATGTATATGCGAGAACTACAAGTATGTCTGCGGTAACTGGTACAGAATGCAGCTGGCTGGCTATTGATCAATGGAAATAAAATAACTGTCAGATTTTAACAATATTCAGTCTGCAACCACCAGAGGTTTTGATTGTAGATCCTGAATTCTGACATACCGTAAAACGTAATGTATCCCCTGCACTGAAAGGACACAAAAAGATATAATTTGCCCCAGCGTAACTTCTAATGGTTTTTGGCTGTCGAGATTGTTCGTTACCATTTCGCTCTATCTTTCCATAGAGAGACATAAGCCCACTGATTCCATCAGCAAAGTTTATAAGTGCATGAATTAAATAGACGCCATCTTCAGGAACTGTAAAATAATGTAAATAGTTTGTATTATCATAGGTATACATTAATCCGATATCATCATGTACTTTGGTACCAAAATCTGTGCCTTGGAAGCTACTGTCATTTGACGCAATGTTGTATGGCCCTGAGTTTCCATATACAGCCGCCTTTACTCTTTTGCCATTTAATTCAGTAATCTGATCCTCAATCTTCTTCCCCTGTCGTGCATCAAGCGCATACCCGGCCTCTGTCGTAAGCAGATTATTAATCACATTTGCAATGTTCAGTTTCTTTCCATCCAGTACTTTTCCCTGATAAGCATCCAACACAGAACTTCCTGCTGCTGAAGTTGTCAAATTATTCGCCACTGCTCTGAATGCGGACGTTCCCAGATCTGCGAAGTACTTTGCGATCTTTCCGAGAATAATTGACATCTTCTCATTGCTTGCTATATTCTCCCTCGTTGATGCCTTTGTGAACGCTACCTGTGTATTAGCATCTACTTTTCCTGTTGGCCCCTGAGGACCTGTCGGGCCTGTCGGTCCCGTGTCCCCTTTCGGTCCGGTTGCTCCGGTTGGCCCAGTTGCTCCAGTTGGTCCTTGTGAGCCTGTTGCTCCTTTTGCACCCTGTGGACCTTTCAGATTTCCTGTATATACCCACTTAGCCACAGAAGCTGCTCCTCCTACAGTACATCTATATGTATTTCCCGTTGCTGTGTTCAGGTAATTGTCGTTCACAATGGCATCTGTGATTCCTGAACTGGAAAATACTGTTGCCGTCGTGCTTGTTCCCGTGATTGCCGTTCCCTGTGTCCAGCGGCTTCCTCTGGTTCCGGTTGGTCCAGTAGGTCCAACCACCTGTCCTAGATCAATCTGTCTTGCTGCCATTGTATATTCCTCCTAGCTTTCATATACTGCGATCAAGTGTCCATTGCTGATCTTGAATGTCGGAGTCTGTCCATCCTTACCGGTTGCTCCTGTCGCTCCTTTTGCACCCTGTGGGCCTGTCGCTCCGGTTGCACCTGTATCTCCTTTTGCTCCCGTATTTCCTTTCAGGCTTCCTGTATATACCCACTTAGCCACAGAAGCTGCTCCTCCTACAGTACATCTATATGTATACCCAGTAGATGTGTTCAGATACATATCATTCACTAATGCATCTGTAATTCCTGAACCTGAAAATACTGTTGCTGTTGTACTTGTTTCCGTAATTGCTGTTCCTGCGTTCCATCTGCTGCCACGTGTTCCAGTTGCTCCCTTGTCTCCGGTTGCTCCCTTAGCCCCTGTATCTCCTTTTTGTCCCTGTGGGCCTGTCATTCCAGTAGCACCTGAAAGATCTGTGATATAGGCATATGCTGTCTTTCCCTTTACATAGAGTTTCGCATTATCGACATCATTGACATTTCCTGTGTCGATCATGACGAACTGTCCTTCTTTCACTCCATCTGAGGAGAATCCAGAATTCATTGCTGACACGGAGGCGAACGTTTTTGCGATTGCGAACGGATCTCCCTTATCTCCTTTTGCCCCGGTTGGTCCCTGTGGACCTGTCGCTCCAGTTGCTCCTTTTTCTCCCTGTGGGCCAGTCGCTCCGGTTGCTCCGGTTGGTCCCTGTGGGCCTGTCGCTCCGGTATCTCCCTTTGCACCTTTCAGTGAAGCAATATACTGTGCTTCTGTTTTTCCTGCATTTCCAGACTGTGCAAGCCATACCTGATACGCTGATTTGCCTGTCGGTCCTGTTTCTCCCTGTGGTCCCTTTGGACCTGTTGCTCCAGTTGCTCCTTTTTCTCCCTGTGGCCCCTGTGGTCCAATAATCGATCCTAAATCTACCTCTCTTGCCATGTTTCTTTTCCTTCCTTTCTTTTGAAAAAATTTATAATAAAAAACACCAGCCGAAGCCAGTGCTTTCTATCCTATAAATATATTGCGATCAGATGTCCATCTCGTACTTCAAATTCCGGTGGTTTTCCATCTTTTCCTTTCAAATCTTCCAATGGAACAAGATCATTCCAGTCATTTTGATTTGTATATCTCCATTGCAGAGCTGTACCATTGTTCCGGATCTCAATCTCATTTCCTCCGGATGTATTTATTCTTACCTTATCTCCTACCGGTTGGCCTTGAGACATAAGCTGCAGATTGCCATCTGTGATGGTGATATTGTCGGCTTTTGTTTGCAGAAATTCTAATACCTGTTTTAACACTTGGTTTTCATTTGATGCGTTGTAGTCAATTGGTTTTTTTCTCTTGATTACCGGAAGTCTTACTCTCCCAATGGTTTTTCCTTCCTCTGAACTTGATATATAGATATAAGCATCTATATCTTCTCCTTCCGTCAAGAAATCATTTGGAATATCTGCTATAATCTTGTCACATATCACAGTTGCTTCAATAATTTTCGCCGGCCTACATCCGCGCCAATATGAGAAATGGACTTCTACAGCCTCTTGTTCAGATGGTAGGTTAAGTCCCTGAATCTGCAGTTTCTGTCCATAATCCCATTGTGTCAACCCGTATGCAGTCTTTTCTTTTTCTCCCTCTTCGAAATATACTCTTATCATGCTGTCACCTCCAATACATATTTCAATCTTCCATCCACAATTTTCAGCGGTGGGGCTGTATCATATGAGTTGTATGTCAGGATAAGATGTCCAGATTCTACCGACATTGCAAATACTCCCGGATCTAATGATGTGATTACTGCATTCGCATCTTTTCCTGCCGGCCCTTGTGGTCCAACTGGTCCGGTATCACCTCTTGGACCCTTTTCTCCGTCTTTTCCTGGTTCTCCCTGAATCCCCTGTTTGCCCTGCGGGCCAGTTGCTCCGGTTGCTCCTCGGAAATCTCCATTTTGTATCTTCTTTGTTAGTGTCTCACTAATCTCTTCCGCTGTCTTTGCAGCATTCTCAGCATGCTTTGTAGCTTCTTCCATGCCTTTTATGA